GCGAATGTTGCAGAACCTTGACCCAGGAACCGCCTAGCATACTCTATAACTTTGTTCCCGTTCATCCTACACCTCCTTATCTGTTGGTGCATCTGTTGGATCGTGTTCCTCTTGTGATATTGCTGTAAATCCTGGTGTATGTTCTCCGCCAATCTCGTCTCTAGGCTTTATGTAAGTCATGGCCATTTTAGAATCGCTTGTGCCTTTTGTTGTAGGATCAACGATAACTCCTATCTGTACTAGCCATGTAACTAGCATTTTGGCTGTTTCGATTAGTAGTTCCTGCGGCGGTAGTCCATTTTTTGCTACCTCATATACTTTAATCATCTGATAAAACATTGCAATAAGCCCTAGCAGGAATGTTAGTGCCCATGCTTTGTTTCCAAATCTAACTCTCCAATTTATTCTCATTTATTTTGCCTCCTTTTAGCAATAAAAATACCGAGCATAACTCGGCTAATTCTTTAATTTATTTTCAAGATCATCTAGGCGATGGTTTACCACCTTAATACGTTCCTCAATTACAGGGATTCGCCTCGCAAAATCGTTATGCAGTCTAACCTCCTCAGTCAATCTATCGATTTTAAAATCAGTCAGACAACTAGTCTTACGGATTCCATAGAGCGACCCCGCGCCTGCTCCTGTAGCCGTCACAACAGCCACTATAATGCTTGTCCAATCAATCATCTATTTCCCCTCCGCTAATAATTGCCAAGCTTCTTGATGCCATATATTCTTACAGGTATCATTGCGGCATTTGTTGTTGATACAGATGTGTTACCTTGAGATTTATATGTGCCAGCTCCAAAAGTTATTCTATGAGAGCTACCATTTCCAGAACTTGTAACCGTCCTCCCGTTCGTCCAGAAATTTGTTCCACCGCCACCAATCGATGGTGCGCAGAATTTGACGGATTCGCCTTTTTTCAAGCTTAAACTAGAACGGGCATTTTCGCCCATGTAATCACTCCACTCTATGATGTACTCATCATAGCTCCCATCAATCGTTAGCGATTGAGACGAAAATTCTGAATTTGGTCTTGAGTTAGACCAAAGCAGTTTTTTTGTTTCGACCGTTGCTAACATCTTCTTGATTTCAATCAATGTTTTGAGAACACTTATCATATTATTTCACCCCCTATGCCCTTATTGATGTTCCAAAGAACGAAGCAAGCTCATTCTCTGCGCTAATGTTATCAATCTTAACATCGTCCGTTGATGCCTTTAATTTCTGCAATTCTTTCTGGAGTTCGTTGATGCTGTTCTGCAACTTCCCAGCTGCAGTGCCATCAATTGCACCTTCTAGTATACTCTGCCATCTTGATGTCATTGCTTCTAGTCCAAAATTAACCGGGAAAGCTGGTGCAACAAATCCGCACAATTCGTTGTTCGGCCTTTGGTCTAAAATATTCGAAACACTAATTTCAGATGCTCCCGCATTGATATGTATATCAGCAAGTGCAATTTCGTAATAATTGCTTTCTCGAATCAATGTTGGTGCAACGGGTGTTGTTGATGGTGTTCCTTCTTTCTTATATAGCTCAATATTGCGAAAACTATCAGATGTATCTAATCTGGCAACAATTCTATCTATTCTCTTCAGCGATGCATGAGCTGCACTAATTGCGATAGTGCGCGCTGATTCTTCACGACCTATGCCGCCTTCTACTATGCAGCCTCCCGGCATAATTTTCACCTTCATTCCGCCAGCGGGCTGTACTTGTAAATCAGAGCCATCACCACTAACTAGACACACTCCATTGCTCCATACTGCCTTAACGATGCTTCTAACTGTTGCATCATCAACAGCCCTATCCCCTTTAGGATTTACATCAAATTTCGATTGAAATGGTATTGATATCATAACTTACCTCCTTAAATGTTAAGTGCAACATATTTTTGCTTGTATGGTGTTCCCATCACCAACTGTACTTCAATTGCATTCTTCCTATGCACCTCTTTTACTTCAACGATTCTTGCTGCGAACATTTGTTCAATATCATCTAGCACAATTGTACATATATCTCCTAAATTGTAATTTTCAAGATAATAGAATGTATTTTGCAGCACATCAACATTAATTGTTTCTTGTTTCCAGTGATTAAGCATTTCGAGCTTGCCTTGATTTCTCATCTGCTCTCTGATAACAGATTCATTAGCTACTTTTAGCTCAATTCCAGAAACGCTCCCTTGAATTATTTTCTTCGGATAGAGGTCTAAATCTTTTGGTCTGTTGTTTTCGTCAATATAAAATTCACGGATCATGCTCTTTGTGTTGCCTTGCTCATCTGTGATGTATTCTTCATTTTTAAACCCAGTTTCGTCCATAGTCTGGCGAATTTCGATAATCGGAATTACAGCGCTATCATCGTATACATATTCGATTTTCGATACATCGCCCCACCCTGTTCCAAAGAATACATTTGCGCGCAAGTCTCGCCCGCTAGTTGGTTTTACTTTGTACAGAAAATGCGGCTCTTCTATCTTTCGCATCCACTCTTCCACCCAATCAACATTGTTTTTATAAGGCGGCGCAAGTTCAACGTTGAAGCTCATCCCATACAAGGCGCATGCATCATATAGAGTTGTTGCGGCGCCTGTTCCAGCTTTGAACGAATACACAAGTTCTGGCATCCACTTCGCATCATAATCGCCCCACACTTGGCCAACTATTGATGGCGGGATTTCGTGACTTCCGCCAGTTCGTGAATACTGTCCGAGCGCGCTAGTGTTTATGTTTGCGAACAAGCCGAAAATAACAGTGCCATCTTTTTCATTCACATTTTCATCCGAATGAAGTGCTACTCCGTCAAGAGCCTTTTCTGCAAAGAATCCAGATATCGTTGCAAATGTGCCTTGTGCTGTAACTTCATATACAGTTTTCTGCACTATGCCTGTTTCTGGCCTTCCTGTATTCTTAACAAATTTCACATGTTGATTCCAATCTTGTGCGACGAGCCTCACAGAGAAATCCCCAGCTTCGGTCCATTTTCGATTCCATGCCACTTCTATAAAATCGAGGTCTTCAAGACGATTCATAAACTTATCAAAAAACTGAATCATAATCCATCATACCTTCCTATATACTCAATTTCTGTACGTAACGCAGAGCCACCAACTTCGGCATCAACTTTGATAAAGTTATCTCCGAAATCAAGAATAAATTTTCTAAAGTCGTACGGATCATTGTCCGTGCCTAGCGAAAGAATTTTGTTGTTGTGTATCGCATAGGATTTCGATGTATCAATCTCAATTCTATCGCCTTTGCGCATTTCAACATTCAAAATAGCTGTTTTCTGATTCACCGTAACTTCAATATTTTTCGCATAGCCTGTCGAGGTTATTTCTATAATCGGATGTGCTGGTGACGATCCGATATAGTTGATTACTTTTTCTGTCGTGTGCTCTTCTGCAGAAAATGGCAGCATGATGCCTTGCCCATACGCATGAGGCCATACCCACAAGGCTTGCTTTTTGCTGAAATTCGTTTGTTCGCTTTCAACAGCAAATAAATCTGCATATGTTGATAAGAATCTAATTGTTAAATCTTTCATTTTGTATACATTTCCGAGTGGAAAGTTGCTTGCTGTTATCTGGCAATCTTTGGCGATGCGTTCTGTACCTAGATAATTAATGTGTAGATCATATTTCATTCTGCTGTTATGAAATGCTATTGCTTGCATTCTTTGCAGATTGTAATTTTCCGCATCAAGTGGGCGCGCAACAATTTTCATGTCACGCGATACCCTTCGTTGCCCAGTTATTATGTCGCCATCACCAACTCCCCTCGCTTGCTTCGATGTTTCAATTTCTGGAAAATCAAAACCTTCAAGGGCTCGAAGCTCCCAACTATCTGATTGATAGTTGAAAACCTCACCATCAGAGCGAATGGCTTTTAATGAAGCAATGTGTTTCATTTTTCTACCTTCCTGCAAGCCCCATAATTACAGCTTGTCTCTTCAGTGCGCGCTCTGTATCAATTGGACTCTGCACAGGCTCGTGGAAGTGGATAACTTGTGTTACCACAGTTTGATTGCCAGCGCCCATTGGCGATGCTGCAATTGTTCCTGTATCGAAGCTTCCAACTGTCATGCGCTCTTTTAGCGCATCCATGTTAGCGCCATAAGAATTCAGAACCTTTGAGAAGGTGCGCTCACCACCTTGCATAAGTCCAGCATTCATCATCTCGCCCACCCAGATTGTGAATCTTGACGGCGAGTGTATATCTAGCACACTTGTAATCTTCTTCTTTATCGCGCTTGCCTTGTTGCCTATCCACGAAATCAGATGATTAAACTTGTTCATCATTCCTTGCTTTAGCCCTTCGATGAGATGTGCTCCTATGCCTAGCAATGAGCCTACACCGCTTCTAATTGCGCTCGGAATTCTTGCTGCTTTAGATGCAACAGTTGATATCACATGTCCGAATCCAGATGCGATGCCTCGCGCCAGTGCTGCAATGATATGTGCTCCAGCTGATAACAGTGCGCCCGCAAGTGCAACAATCGCTGATACGATTGCAGCTAGCACTTGAGGTATATGCGCAACAACAGATGGGATTGCTTGCACAATGCCTTGCCCTAGAGTTATTAATAGCTCTGTTCCCGTCTGGATAATCGTTGGCCAGTTCTGCTTTACAAAATTAGCGATGCCTGTTATGGCATTCGCAATATGCCCCACTATGCTTGGAAGTGCATTCGCAAATCCTTGCACGAGATTTTTGAGCATTTCAGCACCTTCTTGGAAGATTGCTGGTGCGTGTGCACGAATCATAGATCCTATGTTACTAACTATTGAGCCCAGCGATGCCACAATTGCTGGTGCACTCGCAACAAGTGTCTGCCCAATCGCGAGCGCCATCTGCCCTATCGCAGAGAGCAATGCTGGTGCTGCTTGTACAATTCCATTAATAACTGCGGTTAGAACTTGAATTCCAGCTTGTGCTATTTCTGGACCATGTGCACTTATCATCGTTGCTACTGATGATATTTTGTCAGCAAGCCCTGAGGCGAAAGCTGCAACTTTCGCACCCACATTCTCTGCAGATGCACCAAGTTTCCCGAATATCGCAACAAGTGCTACTATTCCCGCGACAACAAGAATTATAGGATTTGCTGCAAGTAAGCCCCAAACTCTCGATAATAATGGCAACATCCTCGATATAGTTGTGAGAGAGCTTCCGAATGCTTGCGCGAATTTACCAACAAAGATTGTTGCTGGTGCAAATATAGCTAATCCGCCAGCGATGCCCAAGATTGCTGATAGTGCTCCGCCAGATAGTCCCGCAATTTTACCAGCAAGGCTAGAAAACTTTTCTTGAACAGCCGTAATAGTTGGCAGTAAAAATCCAGCCATTTTAGTTCCGATAATCTGAATTGCTCTTGCTGCCACCATCTTAATGATATCTATCTGATCGTTAAATGCGTTTGCTCTATCAAGTGCACTCTGGCTGATTGGCTCTAGCTTATTTTTCTTGAAGATTTCAGATACTTTCTTGTAGGTTTCTCCACCATCAAGAATTAACGGATTGAGATCCGCAGCAGATTTGCCGAAGATAGCCATTGCATATGCATCTCGCTCTGTCGCATTCTTCATTTTCCCAAGCTTCATAATTGCTTCATCATACACAGCATTACCATTTCGCAGATGCCCGGAACTATCCGTGACACTTATTCCGAGTGCGTTAAATGCTTTTGCCGCCGAACCGCTCGCAGACTGTGATGCTGCTAGCATGTTCTTTTTCAGTTTGCTGTGAGATTTTGCCAGTGTCTCAACAGGAACATCAACGAGCTCTGCAGCTGATTTATACATCTGTAAATCTTTTGTGCTAATTCCATACTGTTTAGATAAAGTGTTTAAATCATCCGCTTGCCTTGCCGCCTTGTATGCAACTCCGCCAAGTGCCGCAGCTACTACTCCAGCTGCAATTGATACCGCTTTCATCTTCTGCCCAACAGCCTCAATCTTCTGCCCTAGCAGTGTGTACTTCGCTCCGAGTTGACCTATTCTTGTTTGCGAAGCTACATATCGAGCTTGTGCTTTTTCGAGCTGTGCAATCTTCTGCTCTGTCGCAATTATTTCTCTCTGAAACTTGCGATATTCATCCGCCCCGATATCGCCTCGCTCAAATGCAGCTTTCACCTTCTCTTGATTTGCTCGTAAATCCGCTAGATGTTTTTTCGTGCCAATTAGCTGTTCATTCAGAATCTGCCCTTTTTGCTTCATGAGTGTAGCATTGAGTGGGTCATTCTTCATTAGCTTATCGACAGAGCTCATCTCGCTATGCATGCTTCGTGTTGCTGCCTGTGCCTTTTTTACCGCTTGGATAAATTTGACACTTTTCCCAGATATTTCAATTTCTAATGCTTTTTTCGCCATGTCATTTAACCTTCTGCGAATCTATCGAAGAACTCTTGCGGAGGTGCTTCCTCTTTGTTTTCTTCGTAATAGTTATCATTTATTTTTTCCGTCATAATGTCATAGATGAGCCCTATATCCATTTCCTCAACGTCTTGTTGGCTCAGTCCTATTTCTGTGCACCTTAAATAAAAAAGAGCAGTCGTAAATTTGCGACTGCTCTTTATTTTTTTTCGCTGCCTTCGCTGCCTCCAGCCTCTTCAGCTTCAACAAGTGTTTTCTCACTATCTTCCCACAGTTCAAATGCCTCTGTTACAATCTCGATACCATCCATTAGCTCAAACTGCTCTAGCCACTCATCAACTGTTGCTGGCTTTTCATCAATGCACATAATGTATGCCATATCTTCCATTAGTCCCATATCAACTTGCTCAATGTCTACATTGGCAACATCTACATCGCCATTCTGGAGCGCTTTCATCGTTTCTTCGTCTGTATCTTTATAAATATTCGCGAGCTCCGTTAGCATGTCGCGCTTGAAGTGATTTCTAAACTTCCTCGGTGTTGCCCCCGTTGCTGCGAAGTGATATTCTTTTCCATTCTTGATAATTGTTTTTTTAGCCATTATTCTTCTCCTGTGCTAAATCGCGAAAAACCTCGCCATGCTTTTGCTGGCGAGGTAATAAAGTTTTTTATTAAATTGTTTAAGCAAAAGTTGGCACTTTCGGTGCGGTGTACCAAGCTTCATACACTTCTGGCTTTGTCTGCACAGATGATACCTTTCTTCTTCCGATTCCCGGAAGTCCTGCTGCCTTTATTTTAATCTTTATTGGCTTTGGCTCATTCGATTCCTTCTTCGTTTCAGAACTGGTGCTTGGCATCGCAGCTTTGCAGTAGAAATACAGGAATCTTCTTGCCTGTGTGTCTTGGTCGAATTCGAACGCAAGCGCAAAATAACTGCCCTTGTCTGAATCGCCATTGACGATATTTCCATCTGTATCACGTTTTGCTCCTAGATGCGATGTCTGGAAATCTTCTGGAATCTGGAACATTTCAAGTTCAAGTTCTTCTTTCTGGATCGCCTCGATAATAGCCCACGTTCCATCATCTGCATATGTAGAGTTTGAATCGCCCGATACATCTGCACTTAAACTAACAGCTCCCCTCCAAGGCTTGCCCGTTCCGAGCGTTAGCTTGTTCAACTTCTCATCCCATGTTGCTGGATAGTAGTGCACATTTTTTAATCCAAGATGATATTTAGCCTCTGGCTTTGTTGGTTCTGGCATTTTCTTTTCTCCTTTACTTTAAATCAATATTTTCTTCAAATATTCTTCTAACATCATTAGCACATCCAGCTATTGTTGAATCAACAAAAGGATGCCCATGTTTTGTTGAATATTCAAGAATATTAACAAGCGGCACCGTTGTGCCGCCCTTTCCTTTAACTTTCTTTGTGTTGGTTATAATTCGTTTATGCGCGCCCTTCTTGATTTTCCACTTTGATGCAAGATGCCCGCCACTACCAGCTCCGCTTGGTGACGCATTTTCTAATTTTTCCTTAACTAGGTCTGCAGCTTCGTCAACAGCTTTATCTGTTAGCTTCGCAACTTGCATGCCCGCTTCTTCCAAAATTTCATCAACAAGGATATCGAAGTTGGCCATTGTGCATTTCATTTACAACCCCCACGAAAAATACAACAGTTCATAGCCTGTTGTGTCATAGCCTATTCCGTCAATGTCGCCTAGTTCGAATGCGCCACCAGGGCAAGTGAACTCTGCATTGAGCAGTGCGTTCAATATTTCTCTCTCGCGAGCCCTAACATCTTTGATATTCATGCTTCGCGCGTGATAATATCTCAAAATTATTTTGTCTTGCCCGGCAATCAGTCTATTATCTTGATATACTTGCGATGCCATCGAGCTAACAGAATATACGCAAAATTCACTTGGTGCAGATTCTAAATCTGGCAACTTACCCGCATAAGTTTTCACTTGCGGATAAATCGCATCATCTAGCGCTTTCTTCAAAATTAAATCGCCATTAACTGCGAACATAGCTATTTCCCTTCATACCTCTTCAGCATGAAATTCATCATGCGATTTTGCTTTTCATTTACTCCTGAATACAATTCATAGCAGTTTGGATTCAGCCTATCTGGCTGCCCACCCTTGAGAATATCAGCGCCATTCTTTGCAACAACAACTCGCCTGTGTGCTAGTGCTTCATATAGATTTGGTGCGAATGGCATGCGCACATTCACACTCTCTGTAATTCCCGCTGTCATGGCGGCAGCTTGAACAGCTCCATATGTACCGCTCCAGCTTGCATAATATGTTGTTGCTCCGTTGTCTTCCGCGACCTTCTTCCATCTGGTTTGATTGTAGCCGCCAGCAACATATTCATCTTGATCTACGATGTAGAATTCTAGTGGTGTATCAATTCGCATCTCATACACCTCGATTCTGCCCGATGTCAAATATCAACATAGGATCTATCGCAGAATGGTCCGATTCTGTATTCAGATTTCTTTTTACGATTTTGGCAATTGCCTCAATCGCCTGTTCATTCTTGATGCCCTTTTGCGCATCCTCTTCAAAATCATTTCTGCGCCATCCAGCATTAATCAAGGCGGCTTGAGCCGCCTCAATCATGCTGTTAATCATCTCATCTTGTTCTGGTGTGGAATAGACGATGCCCACACGCATTTTGATTTTGCTTGTTAATTTTGCATTCATCTGCTCCACCTCTCGAACTATGCGAGCTTCTTAATTGGCAAGAACGCTTTGTAGCCAGCAACAACTCCACCTAGGTGCTGATGTCCGAAGAATGCGATCTGTCCTTTGTCCTGGTAGATTGCGTCATTTTCTACAACTATCATGTCGGAGAACTCTGGAAGCTCATACTTCTGTGGATCTCCGTATACAGCGAATGTCTTGCCCGCTACCTCTGCAGAGAATGCCTTGAAACCGCTATTGATTGAGAATGGCACTTCTAGTCCGCCCTTCGCCTCGGAGATTGTGCCGCCTGTTCCTTCAAACTTCACATTGTATGCTGGGTCTCCGCTCTTTAGCTCAACAGCAAGAAACTCATTAAGTGTGTTCTTGTTGAGGAAGAGTGTGAGCGGAGATGTCACATCCTCATCACCACCATATGCCATGATGATGTTGCGGAGTGTGTTCTTGTCAAATGTCCTAACATCTAACTTATAATCTGCTGGCATAACTTTTGCTGGTGCGTTTGC